ACCAAAGGCATTACAGTATATGCCTACCATCCAAAATCAGATACATATTCTCATGTAGATCTCGATGATATTGATAAAGAGATAAGCACGGCGTCTGGAAGTTTATATTATAATACATTACATGATCTGGATGTTGGACAGCTAGAAAGATCGTTAACCTTGTATAAATCTAAAGCAGAAGATCCCAAAGGTGACGATGAGTCTAGAGAATATTTTCGACAGGTTTACGACGAACAATCCGAATTATTGAAAAAAGCAATAGCAGCACAAGATAATAAGAAACAAATAGATAACGATATCGAAACCTTAAGAAATGATCCTGACATAAATGATAAGAAACAAGCTAGGCTTGATTATTTACTAAACATATCAGATAGTGAAGCGAAAGATAGAGATGCCGTATCAATAAGCGCCACTTATTTGGTCGCAGTTCGTTCTGATAACAAGTTAGCAGAAGAACATGTTGAGGAAAAGAAAGAATTAGCCTTGTTAGAGGCAATAATTGATCCAAACTATAGAATTCGATTTAAGATCGAGACCCTTAAGAAAAGAATCAACTGTAAAGATACCAATGTCTGATTAATTAAATAAATACAGCAACAAGATTAAAAGGCTGCTATATGAAAATTCAAGAAATCAATAAGGTTCAATCAAGTAGAGATAATGTCAATATGGGGCTACATATACATCGACACTTGTCTAAGTATATACGGTCTCCTATAAAGATCAAAGGCCGATTCTCGATTTATTTTGATTTTGATGATGTTATGCCAGAAATAGTTGTTGTTGATGACGATGATAATAAGACTGTTGGATATTTTGAATTAGAATGGGCAGGCACCTCTAGCAACGAAATTGTTACTAAGAATGTAAACATTTCTCCTCAGTATAACGGCAAAGGAATAGGATTAGCAGTTTATAAATGGCTAGTTGTACAGATGAACAAAACGCTCATGAGCGATCATTATCAAACCACTGGCGGCATGAAATTATGGGCTAGACTTGCAACTGATCCAAGCGTATTAGTTTATGCGTATTATCCGAAGAACCCAGAAGGCCAGCAATACTCGCACGTGATTCATGATATTGACGAATTGCATTCTAGCATAGGTGATGTATACCGCTCGAGTGGATCGCCATCAAGAATTCTTCAACCAGAGTTTGATGATCTGCACAATGATCTATTACGCCTCAAGTTACAATTGCAACGTGGAAAAATTACGCAAGAAGAATATGACGACACCCACGCTAGTATCGTCGATAAGGTTCAACAAGTCGAAGATGACCTACATGACCTAGATCATGCATATTTGGTTGCTACAAAGGCGGCAGGCACATCCACATCGTTAAATGAAATCCAGTCTGTCGAGTTTGATCATGCTGACTTCTGGAAAGGTGAAATTGCTGCCACGTTTTCAAAAAGACATGTAAAACCAACCGACCATAAAATAGACAATAAATGGCCGATATGGAAATCTACAGACGGGATGGCACGATATTTCTTAATTGATCCTGAAACTGATGCCCCAATTTTACTTATTAGCATGCCAGAGTCCAATTATGGAAATCCGGGAACTGGATATGTAACAGAACTCGTATTGTTACAAAAAGATTTCACAGGAAAAGGATTAGGGGTTAAGTTATATAAATGGTTAGTTCTTCATGAAGGGTTAGTACTAAGAAGTGATGATGAGCAATCCCGAGGCGGCATGAAAATATGGGCAAAATTATTCCAAGACCCGGCTATTAATGTACACGGATACAACAAAACAACCGAAGAATACTTTCATGTACATCTAGATGACAGTGGTGATTTTGTCGACGGTAATGATCGTGATGTATATGCCGATGGAGATGACACTACTAGAATAATACAGGATCTAAACGACGAACTCAACGAATTAAAAGTATCTAAGAAAGATAGTAACATGTCTAGAACAGAATATCAAGCAAAATATCAACAAATAAAGGCGCGAATGAAACAAGAAGAAGATAATGAAAACGTTACATTCGAATCTATATTCTTAGTCGCGAGCAAAAAATAATGAACATTAATGAGATATACAATTATAGACCGACAGGTCCTATACACACGGTTAAAAAGATGGAAACCCGTTACAACGAGATAATTGGTCGATTAAAATTCAAAATCACCAAAGGAGATAAGATTCCTAGTCTTCCGTACGAAGTTGTACATACTTTTAAACAGCCAATGTTACAGCATATAGTATTCTTGCTTGACAATGAAAAACCAATTGCTATGTTCCAATTAAAGTCGTACGATGCTAAAGGTGAGCATTCATTAGTAACTAGTGTGTCATCTATCTTAGGATCGCATATAGGAAAAGGCATTGGAGTCGAGGTATACAAATGGTTGATCCTAGAAAAAGGATATACTCTAGTTAGCGATATAGAACAGTCTATTGGCGCCAGAAAGCTTTGGAAGAAATTATCAACACAAAAAGGTGTTACAGTTTATTCGCAAACCTATGACAAAGAAACAAGCAGCACAACATTCAATCACGTTGAACCAGATGCATCAGATGAGACTCGATTAGATTCCTTAGGAGATCAAATTTACTATGATGACGGAATTGAAGACTTGAGTTTTCAGATAAGCAACAAGATTCGAGAATTACAACAGGCTCTTGTTAAGAAGCAAATATCACATAACGAATACGATACAGAAGTGAATAAATTAGAAGCAGAACGAGATCAAGCTCATGCTGATGAAATATTGGTTCCTTATACAAGACTTGTTGCAACTCGTACTATAACAGAAGATGGTGTTATTACTAAACAGAATACAACTATAGATGTGAAACCAGGTGAGACTAAAAGACAAACTGCTAAATTTGGTAACAAGATAGACAGCAAAGGAAGTCCTCCTTTATTGCATAAAACCGCAGCTAAGAATTCTGATCCAAATACTCTATTTAACCTAGGGTTAGCAGAATCAAAGCAACAGTTGAACGAACTATTTGATTTTGCATATCCATATCGTATGGAGAGTACCTCAGAAGGTGCTAACGGTAGAGAGTACGAGGTTAATTTTAATATTGCTGAAGAAGGTGCCCGTATACAAGTAATGCTTGAAAATACCAACCTAGGAGTATATATTGTCTCATTCTTAAAGTATGACGCGGATCATAAGTACGGAACATATGCAATGACTGCGACAAAGGACGCGTTCAAAATATTATCAACAATATATATGATATTAACAGATTTAGTCAAGATAGAAGATCCTAAAATTATTTCTTTCTCGAGTGACGAAACTAGTAGAGACAAAGCATATATGGCAATGTGTACACGACTTGCAGCTAAGAATGGATATAAGACAGACATGGTCACTAGTGAATATGGTGACTCTGTCTTTAGGTTGACAAAGGAAGGTCTCACTGAATCAACCCAACAATTAAACGAATTATTTGATTTCTCATACGATTATGGGGTTCCGTTCTATCCAGATGGAGGTATAGAAACCTATAGGTTTACCACAGATAAAAGAACTCCTATAGAAGTTTCTTTTTCTGAAATAAGTGAATCAGGTTATGAGATTTCATTCATGCATTTAATTGACGATCCGGATCGTGATCCGGATCGTGATCGCGAACCTGATAGATTTGATACAATTGATACGCGCGAAAGCTTTAAGACGCTGTCAACTGTTTATCAAATAATCAAACAACATCATGCATCAAACGTAGTCAAATTTTATGAGTTTACAGCACATGATCTTAGTCGGATAAAGGCCTATGGTGCAATAGCTAATCGGTTCGCGAGTCAATTTGGATTTACTGTAAAAGAAATTAGCGGAGATTTTCGTCTTATTAAAGAATCAACACAACAGTTGAACGAATTGTTTGACTTTGCATATGATTACCAACTATGGAATAAAGATGAAAATGATGAATCTTACAGATTTACAACTAGCAATGGTGAAGATCAAATAGAGGTTGGATTTGAAGAAGTATCCGATGATGAGAAATATTTTTCTGTATCATTCGGAAGAAGATCGAAAGCCAGCGGCGGCGATGCTGTCGCTGATATAACCGGAGGAGGAGATGAGATTAAGATCTTTTCCACTGTTATGGCGATAACAAAAAAGTTCATAACCGACAATGATATAAAGGCTTTAAAATTTACAGCTTATGAACCAAGTCGTGTCAAATTGTATCGTGCGATGTGCGAGCGCCTTACTAAGGGTGGATTAGAGTATGTCGAAAGCCCTCCAAGAGGTAATCAAACAAGATTTGTAATATATCAACCAGATGAAGACCCAACAATAAACGAGTCTCGTCAATTAAATGAATTGTTTGACTTTGCATATGATTACAAGAAGAGAGATTCAAAATATCCCAACACGACAAACTATAGATTTATAACCAGCAAACGACATGTGATTGACGTTTCATTTGCTAAAAAAGACTATGGAGGCGATAATGGGCCATCGGTGTTTAATGTTGTTTTCTATGCATTGAAGGATTCAGAGGTTTCTAATAATCTCAATAACATAACCTTCGACTTCCTTGGCACTAAAGAAAGTTTTAAAACCTTGTCGACTGTTTACCAAATCATGAAAGAACATTATCGAGTTACTCAGGTCGACAGTTATATTTTCAGTGCAGACGAACCTTCTCGCCAGAAAGCGTATGCAGCAATGGTCAATCGTTTAACGAAAACAACTGATCTTAAAGCACAAATCCGAGGCTCCTTCTTTGCACTCTATAACCCATCGGCAGTAAAAGAGCTTATCACACACGGTCTGTTAACAAGGGGAACCGAGGAAACAAAGGACTTAAACGAACTAGCACCGTTTAAGAATACAGATGTATACAAATCTGCAAAAGAAGCCGGGGCATCAAATGCACCACAAAGTCTAGATCCTGCATGGGATCGTTTCCGAATAAGCATGTACAAGTCAGACTGGAAGTTTGTGGATGCAGGTGTGTACGGCGCCGTATACGATAATCCTTCAAAAGATTATATTGTAAAAGTCTTCAAGCATGATCCGCATTACTTTAAGTACTTCAACTGGGCAAGAAAAAATCAACAGATTCCATATGTACCAAAAATACGCGGAAAGTATTTTAAGATCTCCGATACTATGTACGCAGTTAGAATGGAAATGCTTGATACAGTTCCACAGGACGTAGCAAAAGACGTGCTAATGATGGATAACGACGAACTAGATAAGAAATATCCTGGGCTTGGAAAGATGATGAATGCATTAGAGATATGGGGAGATGGACATCTAGACATGCACGTCGGAAATATTATGTGGCGTTCTTCAACTAATACTCCTGTAATTATTGATCCAGTTAGGTCTTCACTAACTGATCTAGGAAAAGATTTAATACCACACGACTTAGAAGATGTCTATCAACAGGAAATTAATGAGGCGGCACCCAGTAATGGAACATATGCCTCATTGCACTTGTCTGCAGAATCAGCAACTAAACTCTCAGATTGGTGTAAAGACAATAACATTCACTGCCAGTCTGCTGATGAATTACATTGCACGCTGATTTATAGTCGAATGCCTGTTCCTGCATTAAAGCAGTACAATGACACTAACGTTAATCTACAAGCAAAGATAAAAGGATGGACAAAATTAGGTGACGCATTAGTATTAGAAATAGAATGTGACGAGATTGTAAAGTTAAATGCCTTGATGACAAAGGCAGGAGCAACTAGCGATTTCCCTTCTTATACTCCACACGTTACTTGTGATCCGCACAATGAATCCACAGAGCTTCCTACTGTTACGCCGCCGTTTGATTTAGAATTTGATCAGGTCGAAGTATCAAAATTAGATCTAAACAAAGGTGGCCTAGATGAATCAGAAAATCTAGTGGAACTCAAAGGCATTAGGGATACTGAAGCTGGTGAATTGCGAGATGTTATAGCAAAACAAGATGCGGAGCCGACGCCGGTAGACGGTAGTCAATGCCGCACCACTATGACCCAAACAAGAACCATTGGTAAATTGTTGCAAAAAGCCGGATGGTTCGAATTTAGTAGCGGGTTATTTGCAAATGTATTTGAAAACATAGAAAAAGACTACATTATCAAATTATTTGCAAATGATCCAAATTATTTCAAATACATTAATTGGGCAAGACAGAATCAACATATTCCATATGTACCAAAAATACGCGGAAAGTATTTCAAGGTCTCTGAAAATATATATGCAGTTAGAATGGAAACATTAAAAAAGATAACATGGGATACGGGATTTTATGAATTACTGTGGGATGGCAAGGCGTCGGGCAAGTCCATAAGGCCAACTCATGCTCATCGTAAACAATTAGATCAACAATATCCTGGTTTCATGAAAATGATCGATGCCTTACAAGCGTGGGCCGGAGATCATATAGACTTACACGATAACAACATTATGGTGCGCAAAGTTGGTGATAAAGATATTCCTGTAATAATCGATCCGGTGACGAGTGGTGTAGTTGATACTCTAAATCTTGACAGTGAGCCTGTATTAGAAGCTGAAGAACATCTAAATGAACTCAAAGGCATTAAGGATACTGAACTTGGAAAAATTGCTAGAGAAGTGGAACCGAGAACCATGGTTCAGTTGCCGGGCGGATCTAGATTGAATCCATTGTTCGACTTACTAGAAGACAACGGGTGGCAGCCATTAGGACATGGCAATTATGGAAGTGTATTTTCAAACCCAAAATATCCATATGTCCTTAAACTCTTTGCTGATGATCCAAATTATCTAAAGTATTTCACTTGGGCAAGGAAGAACCAACAGATTCCATATGTGCCACGCACTACAGGTAAATTCATGAAGTTCGGAGATATCTATGCTGTACGAATGGAAAGATTAGATTATATGAATGCAGGGGATTTTTATGGAATTGAAAATAATCCCGAATTTCCGGGTCTAGCAGCGTTCATAAATTCAATAGCACAATGGGGAGGAGACGACGCATTTGATCTCCATGATGAGAATATGATGTGGCGAGAAGAGAATGGTAAACGGATTCCAGTTGTAACTGATCCGTTTTCTAGTTTCGGTGAAACAAATGCATTGCCTCCGAATTTAGAAGATCCGATAACCGAAGAACAACTAACAGAACTTAAAGGTATCAAAGATATTATTAGCAAGCGGGTTAGCGGAGTTAGCACGCCGGATGATCGATTGGACCAAAAGAATCAACAGTCCCATAGGATAAATCCCTTGTTCAACTTATTAGAAGACAACAGTTGGACGAAATTGGGGATCGGCTTGTACGGCGGAGTATTCTCAAATCCAAAATACTCATATGTCCTGAAAATCTTTGCTGATGACCCAAATTATCTAAAGTATTTCACTTGGGCAAGAAAGAATCAACATATCCCATATGTACCACGCACTACAGGTAAATTCATGAAGTTCGGAGATATCTATGCTGTACGAATGGAAAAATTAACACCTATGCTGTCGGATGAGTGGAGTGAGATATATGATTGCATCGATGATCATATTTACCAGGACAGCCAGGAACAAAGACAGAAACAGTTAGTGGTTGATGCAAAATTCCCGGGCCTGTGTCGGGTTCTTAAAGCATTAAAGAAATGGGGCGGCGGAAATTTTGATCTTCATTATGCGAATATAATGTGGCGAGAAGTTACTGGTGACAGAATTCCGATTATAATTGATCCATTTGCTAGCTATCTTGACATGCCAAACGACACTATAGACTTAGATACTAATTCATTCAATGAAACACGAAATTCAATTGCTACAAACGTGGTTACACGTAAAATCAAACACCCTACGAAAGGAAAATTGAGTTATGACATACCTAAAAGAAAAGGAGGGAGTAAACCCTCTAGAACATCTTAACGATTCATTAATAGAAGAACTAAGAGAAGATCGGCACACAGTAAAAGCAAAAGATCAGGCTCTTTATGAATTAAGAATGACAGGTACAGAAAACTTAACTAGCACCGAACAACGTGATGTTCGATTAAAAACAAGGCGCATTAAACGAAGTTGCAAGAAAAGAATAAAGCAATACACTAGAATGGTTCTCAAAACTATTTGCATGATGCACAACAGAAAGAAGACAAAATGAAAATATTAGAAATTGTAGCAGAAACAACTACATCTGGATGCGTTGCAACTGTAGCAAACCCGGGTACTGCACATAGTAAAAAGAAACCAAAGAAGGTCAACCCAACAGATAATGCACTCGATATGAAAGGCAGTATCTTTGGGGAAGAAAAGGTCAAACGGTAAAATCATGAGATCTTTAGATTTTATAACAGAAAGAGCATCTAAGAAATGCATAGTTGTCGATGTTCAACCAGAATATACTGGATTGGGCGACGGAGATGAATTGTATTGGATCGATGATATGATGAATGCTTTTAACATTAAGTGCAAACTAATACAAGAGTTTATTTACTGATAAGATAAATAATATAGTATATAATAAAGAGGATTACTTATGAACAATGACATCTCAAAACTAAAACAGAGGCTTCAGCGAATTGACGAAGGTGATTTCTCTCACATGGCCGCTAGTGCCGAAATGGACAACGAAGTGCAACTAGCTCGTAGTGATCTATATCAGTTAGCTGAATATAGTATGAAATTGCGAGGGTTGCTTAATGAAATCACTGAGCAAGAAGGATTAGATGGATGGATGCAGGAAAAGATTACTCTTGCAAATGATTATATTTCACAAGTATTTCATGCATTAGAATTTGATCCTCGCGTTACAAATGATATTCGTCCAGAACAAGACGAACTAGAACTAGATGTTGAATTTTCAGAGCCTGACGTTTCAACAGAGTTATCAACAGAAGTATTACCGGCGACTGTAGCCGATATACCAAAACTATCATCGGATCTAGATAGCAAATTTTTAGATTGGAATCTATAAGATGAGTGACTTTACAGATTTAGTACGAAAAATTAATGATTTAGACGATGGCCCGGGCAGTTCTTCTAATAGTACAGAAGGTGTGAATATCAGTGCAGATAATCGTTCTGCTATAGAAACAGCTAGTGTATTAGGTAAGTTTACTCAAATTCTTCTTGAAGAAGAAAATCCTTCTTCAAGAGAGAAAAAGGGCGCGGTTTCAAATGAACCAAAGCTTGACTTAAAGAAGGCTATTTCAGAGAATAAGAAGACCCCATATAAGAAAAAGAAGGGCGAAGAGATAGAAGAAGCAGAGGATGATCCACTAGTTGGTATTCGTCATCGTTTTTCAAAGTTCTTGCAAACTGAAACACAAGGCGGTCATTCTCTTACTGATGTAACAGGCGTGGTCAAAGATGGATCTTTTGGTGCTCATCAAATTGATGAAAAATTTCAGATGTTGCTTAAGACGTCCAAAGCATTAGACAAGCTCACTAAAGAAGGAAGTTCGTTTTGTCAGCTAATTGATAAAGAAGGTGGCGACAAGAAGTTTCTTAAAGCAGCTAATGTGGCGATTCTAGGAGCAATTGACGCATTGAACCAGGCGCATATGTATACCGTTAAGTCATTGGATGACGACAAAAAGAAGAAGTAGTTCGAATAAACTAACTAGAAAAATAGGCTGATTAAGTTCGGCCTATTTTTTTGACCTGTGTAATATACTGATAAATAGATATAGCAGCATATTTCGAGGTGATAAAATGATCAATAATAATTTCTATAAGTGGTGGATATTTACGGCTGCCACTGCATTAGCTGGCGGTATTTCATTTGTACTAGGATGGTGGGATAAGGTTTATGATAACGATATAACCATGTTGTCATTCGTCATCGTAGGGCTTTATCTAATATCTTCCGTAATTGCCGGATATCAAACGGTAAAACTAGAAGAAGAACGAAACCAGAAAACAATCGATAATTTGTGGTTTGTTGCTGATAATTTCCTAACACTTGGGCTCATAGGTACAGTCACTGGATTCATATTCTTATTGGATTCAACGTTTGTTTCAGTAATTGTTTCGGATTCTGAATCTGTAATTGAAGCCATTCGGAATATTACGGTAGGCATGAGCATTGCATTATACACAACTTTATTAGGGTTGATTGCAAAATTAATGTTAACTACCCAATTAAAATTCATCATTGGTGAAGAAACTGATGTTGTATAAAGACAGACGGGCAGCAAATACCGGCTTTAATGACCTATTGTTTATACTCCTAATGGGGTTCCTTGCTGTTTTGTTTTTAGCATTTCTTCTAATCAACCCTATCGCAAAGAACAATGTATTAGATCCAAAAGCAGAATATCTAGTTATCCTAGATTGGAATGACAAAAACCAAAAAGACATAGATCTTTGGATTAAGAATGCCAATCAAAAATATACTTACTACGGTAAGCAAGAAGAAGGATTAATGCATTTAGACCGAGATGATCGAGGGAAGGTAAATGAATCATATATGGATGCAAATGGTATGTTAAAATATCATGAGTTGAATCGAGAAGTGATTAGTATCCGAACCAAAAATCCTATGACTTATTTTGTTAGCGCACATTATTACAAAGCTGGAAGCGAAGATGGACCCGAAGAGATAACGGTTGAATTAGTTTCTGTCAATCCATATAGAGTAGTGAAAATTGTAACCCTTGTGTTAGACCAAGAGAAACAAGAGAAGCCAGCCTTTCAATTCACAGTCAATAAAGATGGCACTGTTACAGTAAAGAACTCAACTGCTAGGCTTAAAAGAGAGTATGACCAAAAGACTCTACGTCAATTAGTTAGATAACGGAGACACAAATGTTCTTAAATGAAAACGAATATTATTTACTTTTAATCTGGATAATATTGGGTGCTGGATGTTTATCGAGTATCTTTATTAAACACAAACTAATTCCTTATGTAATGACTGTATTGGTTTTTGTTGGTATCTTCATAACCTTTGAAATCAATCGCGATTACTTAGGTGAACCTATCTATAGTAGACCAACTGGAGAATTTGTATATCAAGCACACAAAGAAATGAACTCTCATGGAACAGATTATATTATTCTTTGGATAGTTGACATAGCCAATGGTGATGATAGATTATACATGTTCGAACCTACTGATGAGGACAAGGAGAATGCTGATAAGGCCGGGGAACACACGCGAGACGGGCAAACTCTTGTTGGGCGATCTGTTCTTAACGAAGAAACTAATCGTTATTCGTTAGAATTCTCAAATGATGATGCTCATCTTCGTGCAAAACAAAAACCATAATTACATTTTGACTTGTGGTCGTCTTATTCTATATACTATACATAGTTAAAGAAAAGGAATAACATGACAGTTACTAGAGTATATACAGCAGAAGAACAAACGAAGATTAAACAGTTGATCAACGAAGGCGTTAATGTGATGCAAGAGGTTGATGATCTTAATGGCGGGCTAACCGATACTATTAAGTCAATTGGCGAAGAACTTGAGATTAAACCATCTGTACTTAAAAAGGCGATCAAGATCGTGCATAAGTCAGACTTCCAGAAACATGCAGATGATATGTCTGAACTCGAGCATCTATTGGCATCCGTTGGCCATATCGATCATGAATAATTTCTATAGACACAAATCCATTGTTGTCCGTGCTGAGAAATATCGCGGCAACAAAGCTGACTTGTCTGTAGAATTCCGACCGTACATAACTGAGGTCACTGATAATTTTGGTGACCATGTGTATATAGAAACTAGGAATGGTGTTGTAGGACTATCTTCGGATATGTGGATAGTCCTACAACCGGACCAGACTGTAGACATGTATAGTGTCGCCGCCTTTCATTCATTATACGAAGAAAACTAAACCAGCATATAGGTTCGTCACCTTAACGACAAGAACACGGTTCTGTTAGCCAAAAATAGCAAGGAGAGAATATTCATGAGTTACGTTGATGCAATGATCGACAGAGAACACGATCTTATTAAAGTTGTAGAACGGGTTAACGGCAATCGAGTCTATAAAGAATACAATACCAAATATGTATTCTACTATGACGACCCAAAAGGAAAATTTCAAACTATATACAGGACACCAGTTTCTAGATTCACTACTAAATCAAGCAAGGAATTTAGAAAAGAACTAGCTATGCACAAGAAAGCAAAGCTATGGGAAAGTGATATTAATCCTATATATAGATGCCTAGAAGAGAATTACATTAACATTGATGCTCCGGTCTTGCAAACTTGTTTCTGGGATATTGAAGTGGATTTTCATAAAGTGCGCGGGTATGCACCAACTGATGATCCGTTTAATGCTATCACTGCAATAAGTTTGTATCTAGACTGGGCCGAACAACTCATTACCCTAGCTATTCCTCCTAAGACACTTACTGTCAAAGAAGCTGAAAAGATATGTGATCCGTTTAGTAACACCTTTATATTTGAAACCGAAGAAGAAATGCTTTCGACCTTTCTTGACCTGATCGAAGATGCTGATGTATTAAGCGGATGGAATTCAGAAGGGTATGATATTCCGTACACAATCAATCGCATTCTGAGGATCATGTCCAGAGATGATACTAGAAAGTTTTGTCTTTGGGGGCAGTTTCCAAAGAAGAGAATGTTTGAACGGTTTGGTGCAGAAAATGTTACATATGATCTAATAGGCAGACAGCACTTAGATTATATGCAACTTTACCGAAAATACACATTCCATGAACTTCATTCGTACAGCTTAGACGCTGTAGGAGAACTTGAACTTGATGAACGAAAACTTGCATACGAAGGAACGCTAGACCAGTTATACAACCTAGACTTTTACAAGTTTATTGACTACAACCGACAAGACACTATATTGTTGAATAAACTAGATAAGAAGCTTCGGTATATAAGTCTCGCAAACGAACTCGCGCATTCTAATACTGTTTTGCTTCCAACTACAATGGGGGCGGTCGCTGTTACAGAACAAGCTATTATCAACAATGCACATGAAAACGGATTAGTTGTCCCGTCACGTTCATTTACTAATGACAGTGGCGCTGGCGCTGCCGGCGCATACGTTGCACATCCAAAGAAAGGCATGCACGAATGGATTGGTTCTATTGATATTAACAGCCTGTATCCGTCTGTAATTAGAGCTCTTAACATGGGACCCGAAACGGTTATTGCACAATTAAAGCCCACATTAACTGATGCATACATTAATGACAAAATGTCAAAGAAGGCAACATTTGCTGGTGCGTGGGAAGGCTTATTTGGGTCATTGGAATACTCAGCAGTGATGGATAAGGATAAAGGAATAGATATAACAGTTGTTTGGGAAGATGGAAGAGAAGAGGTCGCAAGTGCATATAATGTGTGGAAGATGATCTTCGATAGCAATAACCTATGGTGTCTTTCTGCAAACGGAACCATCTTTACATACGAAATCGAAGGCGTGATTCCAGCATTACTTGATCGTTGGTATGCAGAAAGAAAGCAACTACAGAAAGAACTATATAAATGGCAAAACTTAGATAAGGGAATAGAATTGCCAGACAGATTCTCAAGTGGTATATAAAATACAATTATGTTAGTTAATGAAATTACACAATTATCAAAAAATTTATCCAGTCTCCCTGGGCCAGCAACAGAAAAAATTCAAGATCCTACTATCTTAGTGAACGTAAGCAATGCAAAATTTGATATTTTTATTGAGGGCAACAATATAGTTTGGCGGATACATCGCGGTCTACGTTATACACTTAACTGAGATCATACGAATCAAATTAGAAAAAGAGGAACATATGGATTTTAACAAACTAGATCTAATACTAGAATCAGGAACGAAAGATGAACTAGATTTGTTCATGGGCGAAAACGATCTTAAATTAGAAGATGGCAAAATTAAGCATTGCAGCCAATCATATATTGATAACAGAATTGAATTTTATGATAAACGACAGCTTGTAAAAAAGATCAATCTAAATAGTTTGTATGGTGCACTTCTAAATCCCGGGTGTAGATTCTTTGATCATCGAATTGGACAAAGCACTACGTTAACTGGCAGAAATATCACCAAGCATATGATTTCTAAAGCAAACGAATTATTAGATGAAGAATATGATCATGTAGGAAAGACCATCATATATTCTGATAGCGTAACCGGAGATGCAAAAATACGATTAGGTGACGGAAGTACAGAACCTATTGAAGAGTTGTATAATCGAATTATGTATAAGGTAATACAAGATGAAGGCAAAGAATATGCTATACCAACAGAATCAGAGTCTGAATTATCAGTATTAGGATTCGATGGATTCGAAGATGAAGTTATATCTGGCAAGATAGATTATGTAATGCGGCACTTAACCAAAAAGCAATTGTACAAAATTACTACAGAGTCTGGGAAAGAACTCACAGTTACCGAAGATCATAGTATCATGATTGATCGCGACGGGTTCCTAACAGAAGTAGGGCCTGCGGATATATTAGAGAGTGATCTAATAATCATGTTATCTGACAATTGTTGATAATGTGGGAACGTGATTATTTACAAGACATACCCTAAACTATAGAAAGATGCGTAAAATGGTTAACACTAGACGAGAAAAAATAAGATCAATTGAGAAATTGGGAGCGACCGAAGAATATGTATATGACATTTCGATGAAAGATGCTGATCCATATTTTTTCGCTAATGACATATTAGTGCATAATACAGATTCCGTTTATTTCAGTGTATGGCCTTTGATCAAAGATTTGGTTGAGAGTGGTGAAATGAAATGGTCGGCCGAACAGGCAATCGAATTCTATGATGCGTTGTCAGACGAAGTCAACGCAAGTTTTGCGGATTTTATGGTTTCGGCATTTCATACAACCTTGAACCATGGACAGATCATTCAAGCAGGACGAGAAATTGTTGCTGAACGAGGATTGTTCATTACAAAGAAGAGATATGCAGCCTTAGTGATCGATGACGACGGCAACCGCAAGGACATTGATGGCAAGCCTGGCAAAGTAAAGGCCATGGGGCTCGACCTTAAGAGAAGTGATACACCAAAGTACATGCAAGATTTCATGAGTACATTGTTGCACGATGCGCTAACAGGTGAGGACACAGAGGTAATTGTTAACAAGATTGTAGAATTTAAGAAGGTGTTTACTGCAATGAATGGTTGGGAAAAAGGAACGCCAAAGAGAGTAAACAACTTAACTAAGTATCGAGAACTCGAAGAGAAAAAAGGCAAAGCAAACCTGCCTGGGCATGTTAGAGCTGCACTTAATTGGAACCGTATGCGTGAAATGAATGGCGACAATCAAAGTATAGAAATCATAGACGGTATGAAGACTATTGTTTGTAAACTAAAGGATAATCCGATTGGTTATACTAGTGTTGGATATCCAATAGATGCAACAAGTATACCACAGTGGTTTAAGGATCTTCCATTTGATCATCAAGCAATGGAAGCCGCTATTGTTGACAAGAAGTTAGACAATTTGTTTAGTGTTATGAAATGGGATTTGAAGAATAGAACACAAACTATTAACACATTTAATAATTTGTTTTCCTTTGAATAATTTTGACTTACAATGCGGTAATGTTTTATAATAAGACAATGAAGATACTTGTTTGTGGAGGCCGAGACTATAGCAATCGTGCTAGAGTATACAAAACGTTAACACAATTTTTAGAATTCAATCCAGTTATCATTTCTGGTGGGGCGACCGGCGCTGATACGTTTGCACATGAGTATGCATGTAGCAATGGATTAGGATCACAAGTCTTTATGGCGCAATGGAAATTGCACAAGAGGCGGGCTGGTTATATACGAAACAAGAAAATGTTAGACGAAGGAAAACCGGATATAGTAATTGCTTTTCCTGGTGGAAAAGGAACTAAGATGATGATAGAATTAGCTACCTCTGCAGGAGTTACTGTTCTAGATTTAAGAAACGAAGAAAGTGAAAATATGAGAGATAATTTAAAAGACATAGTAGAACACACGTATCAGCTAGGATTTGTCGATCTTGTAAAAATCGTAGGTGACGAAAATCTTACGAAGATTGAGGGATTAGCCGAAGATCGCAGTGTTATTCTAAAAGGCGAGTTCCACCAGCCAGTACAAGAATTTGTTGGCACTTTCGGGATGCCAAATCTAGATAAGCTGAATACTATTTTGAGGCTAGCTATTTACGATAACGACACGGTCCTTAGCGTAAATACTGTTAACAAAGGCGGCGAAGATGTGCCGGTCGGAATTCATTTTGAAACAGCAAATGGTGATTTCCAAAATGACTATAGATTCATGAGTTCCATCGTAGTAAGCGAAAAGCTTAAGACAATCAGTATGCGATCAGTAAATTGGGATGTTGAACTTAATCCGACTGTGTCAAGTGTGCAACGACTAAAAATGCAGATCTCAGCCAACAGTGATGAAACTGTATTTGTGCCAAAGGTAGAAAATGGCGACTTAGTTTTCTACTTCGGCGAACAGAACACCCATGCTGGTAATTTTGTATTCCACAAGGACGTTTCCGGGAAGTTGCCTGCAGGACATGCATGGCCGGTTGAACAAGTTTCCAGGATTCTAGGCTTAGATGGCGACATTAATGTTAAGTTTTCAGACAGTGGTGTTGCGGAGATCGAAGTTGACAGTGGTATGGGCGTGTACAAGTATCTGTTGCCAGCACAGGCCAAATAATACATGGCCGCACTACAGGTAACCCCTTTTACATATCTAGCCGAGAAGGACATGGTGATACAGGTCGGTGATATTATGTGGTATAACGATGAACCTGTTATGATTCATAATTTATGGTCGACCAGTGTGTACGTTGAGACTATTCGTAGTGAAATGTTTCATGTTGTGTTTGATGATTTAATTTCTGTAGAAGATTATGATAAGGAAGAAGATGTTTAATGATATGTCGAATTTGACATCTGATGATTCTACAATAGAATCAATTATGAGAGCTATCTTATCAGTCAAAAACGAACCTAGGGTATTGGGACATCATTCTATAATCTGTGGACTGGTTTTCCTTGCCCCAACCGAAGTAGTTTGGCACAACGGCGAACCAGTCCGTGTTATAGGGTAGAGCTTTTAGAGAACGAAGGATTTGTGATTAAAATTGAGACTATATCTGCAGAAATCATCTGTGTGCCAAGGTCATCATTACAGAGGAATACTAGCTGAATGAAGGATGATACTTTCCAACTTGTGGTAGAATTTCTAATTAGGTCTAATATAAGTTGGATGGCAGTTTCTGATATAGTTTGGTATCAAGGTCAGCCAGCTTATGTTTCAAAAATTTATTCTCTAGGGACTGATTATATGATTGATATCGAAACCTTACAGGAAGAAATTATATATTTGCCCGAATCAGCAGTACAACTGAATTATGATCGCTAAGAAATGAACAAATCACCAGGATTACATTTCGATCTTGTAATGAAGAATTTGATACGCGATATCCTAGGTAATGTAAAACTATCCGAGGTAGTCTGGTACCTAGGTAACGTAAAACTATCCGAGATAGTCTGGTACCAATGTAAACCCGTTTGTGTCGTAAAAATTCATTCTGCGGGTATCGATATTGAGAATTTAAAAGGACAAATCCTTACCGTAGACGAAGAATCTCTAGGACGAAACGTTAATAAAAGAGGTGCAGACCATGGAAATAGCTAATTTAACAGATATACTAAACAAAGAAATACAACTTACAATAGATAAAATAATACTAACGGCTTCGGGAGGTGTTGCTGTTTCTGAAATAGTTTGGTATCTCGATCAGCCAATTTGTGTTATAGGAATCGACGGCCCGCGCATTGGCGTGCAACAATTTATTGTCGAGACCTTAGACGGTCGGATATTAACAATAGATGAAGAATCTCTAGAACGAAATCACAATAGAAAGAAATAAATGAATAATAGAAATAATTTAACCGATAGTCAAAAAGATTTTGCTGTTTTCTTACCGGCATTAAGTAGCTTCTATGGTACCTATGTTGGAAAGCAACGATACGGAACACACGTTGAAGCTAGCCGAATACCACCACATTTTACAAATGGTATCGAAAGTGGAAACTGGCTTGATCCAAAAGGCATGTTTCAATACAAGTGGAGTCTGTATTCAGCAGGACATGCTGAACTTGATGTTAACAAACATTCTCCAAAAGAAGATATGGTCCGAAACAGAAATAGAAACACTAGTTTCGTAGTTGGTGACAGCGGAGGGTTCCAGATTGGTAAGGGTGTTTGGGCTGGCGATTGGAAAGATCCTAATTGTCCAAAGGCGCAAGACAAGAGGGAGAAGGTTCTTTCCTGGATGGATGCGTATATGGATTATGGCATGGTGTTGGATATTCCGGCATGGGTAGGACGGACGCCAAACGGTGCTGCAATGACCGGCATCTCCTCGTATGACGAAGCAGTCCTAGGCACAGAAATAAACAACGATTACTTTATGCGGAACCGAAATGGTAACTGCAAGTTTCTAAACGTCTTGCAGGGAGAGAATCATCAACAGTCAGACGATTGGTACAGCAAGATGAAGAGGTATTGTGATCCGAAGCAATACAACAATCATTTTAATGGTTGGTCGATGGGCGGACAGAACATGTGTGACATACATCTTGTACTTAAACGAGTAATTGAGATGATGCGAGATGGGTTGTTAGAAAAGGATATTCATGATTGGATGCACTTTCTAGGAACGAGCAAATTAGAATGGGCGTGTTTGTTAACTGACGTGCAACGAGCAGTTAGAAAATACTACAATCCAAACTTCACAGTTAGTTATGATTGTGCTAGTCCATTTTTAGCCACAGCAAATGGTCGAGTCTATTCTGACATTGAAACAGAGAATCTCAAAAAATGGACATACAGGATGGTATTTTCTATAGACGATAAATCCTTTGCAAAGGACACGACCCTGTATGGCGCGGGGATGGCTAGAGAAGGTATATATCAGAATTTTTATGAATCTCCGGTATCAGAATTGCTAAAAGTAAATGATATTTGCGTATACAACCCAGGCGATCTAAATAAGATTGGCAAAGAAGGCAACACTAGTTGGGACAGTTTCTCTTATTTCTTGCTTATGGCACATAATGTTTGGATGCACATACATGCAACACAAAAAGCGAATGAAGCTTATGATACGGGTATAATACCAAAGATGTTTGCATATGACACGTTTGACAAAGTTGTTATCCGTGAAGTTATAGACGAAGTTATCAAACATGCCGATAGTGATAAGTCATTAGATCTGTTAACTGAACATAACAAGCTATGGATGAACATTATTGGTACAAGAGGTGCAACTGGCAAGAAATCTGTCAATGCTTCTACTATGTTTAACAATTTATTTACAGAGGAATAAGATGTCTCTATTTAAAAAAGAAATGCCGAAGACTAATAACATGTTTGTAGGATATGAAGTAGAAGAAACTATTGCAAACGGGTTAAAGACTTTGTTTGTGACAGGACCTCCTATAGTTACAGATATTACAAATGAGGCAAACTTTTTGCAAATCACACATATCTACCTAGGTGCGAATCAATCTTTCGCACCTACTACAAAGATAAATAGAGAACAATGGTTTAATGCTGTTAACTTTTTGTTAGAATTAGGCTATTGGGTAACTATAGATTATGATTTAAGCTATCATGGCGTTATAATTAAAGAGTTGCCAATGGACAATCATCGATTGATTCCAATGATATCAGTTAAGATTCCGCACGTGGAATCTTATAACTACAACACTTGTGTAAAGATTGACATAGACCTAAATACCTCTAAAGAAGTAACTAATAACCCAGGCTGGACTAACCCCGGCGTCTGGGTTCATAAACTTCATGATTTGCTAAATGATAAGGTCTTTACCCACCGAGAGAAATACAAAGATGATAGGAAAATATAAATGCCAGCCGGAATGATTCTAGAAAGCATGATATTTGTAACATTCCAAAAAGAAGGAATACACCGATATCCGGCGGCTGCCACTGATCCTCGATTAGCAACAGGCGATCATATGGATGTTAGCTTTTTAGCAAATGAACATAGGCATATGTTCCATTTTAAAGTATCAATTCAAGTGTTTCACGATGATAGAGACATCGAATTTATTCAATTTAAACGATGGCTCGAAGCATTGTATACTGGTACACTTGATCTCAATCATAAAAGTTGTGAGATGATTGCAGACGAATTAGCCATCACTATCAATCAGACTTATCCAAACAGAGAAATTTGGATTGAAATCGCCGAAGACGGTGAAAATGGCTGTTCAAACAAATACAAACTAGTATAAGGAAGTAACATGAAGAAAACCGTTAACGAAGTTTTTAATGACTTAGACGATTACAAGAGGTTTTGCAAGACGTTTGGTCATGCATATAGAGAACAAGATTTATATAGCCAAAATAGTTATATCTATCAGGAATATCTAAACCTGAAATCAGGCAAACGAATTTCAAATAATTGGATGCGTGATGCAAAGAAACTAGGCTGCAACATCTTCGGTAACTAAAGGAAAACAACATGACTGTTTATATAATCGATCTAGAACCGATCGAAACTAGATACACGGCTCAATGGAAGACTCATGTACCATTTCAATTGCAGAAGACGTTGGGCGACAATGTAGATGTTGTAGCTATTTCTGGTAGACAAATTGATAGTAGCACTAGCCCGGGCGCCTTTCTAAACTTTGGGGCAACAAACATCTACAAGAGTACTCAACTTGAGAAAATCTCCGAGATGTTTAATAACGGAGAAATCAAAGAGAATGATTATTTCTTGTTTACTGATGCTTGGAACCCTAGTTGTATACAAATTAAATATATGTCAGAGTTGTTAGGTATTAAAGTATTCCTGGGAGGAATGTGGCATGCAGGAAGTTACGATCAACATGATTTCCTAGGCAGACTAATTGGTAATAAGCCATGGGTAAGAAATGCTGAGGCTTCTATGTTCCATTGTTATGATCATAATTTCTTTGCAACTATATTCCATGCTGATCTCTTTACACAAAACGTGGTGCCAAATCTCGATAGAAGATCTAAAAATATCGTAATCACCGGCTGGCCGATGGAATATCTCAAAGAAGAGATGGCACCTTATATAGGGCTCGAAAAGAAAGATATGATCGTCTTCCCTCATAGGGTATCTGCAGAGAAACAACCTGAGATTTTTCGAGATTTAGCAACAGCAATGCCCGATATAGAATTTGTAGTGTGCCAAGATCAGGTGTTGTCTAAGCACGAATACCATACATTACTAGGGCAATCGAAAATAGTGTTTAGTGCTAGCTTGCAAGAAACATTAGGAATAGGCTGGTATGAAGGTGCATTAGTCGGGTCAATTCCGGTAGTGCCCAATAGATTGAGCTATGCAGAAATGTCGGAGCCGGAATACCTATATAGGTCAATTTGGACCAGTGACTGGAATAAATATTTACTACATAAAGAAGAAATAATTAATATGCTATATTCAACATTAGATTCCGAGATACACTTAGATAAACTATCTGTATTAACAAAAAGACTAGATGAATTTTTTAAAGGAGATGTATTGTATTCAACTATAGCTTCGACACAATAACACACACACAGAAAGCAAGTAAATTGAATCAGAATTCCAAACATAACTATTCGCCCGAACTTAAGAAAAAATATGAAGGCCTTGCCCGAGAAGATTGGGCAGCGAATAAGCCAGCTAGACAAATTAGTGGTTTATTAGGACAATGGTACATGGCAGCATACTTAAATCCGGTTGGCACTGTACCCAACAAGGACGATAAAGATGACAATTAATACAATGACACAAGAAGAACTTATAGCGTCACTACAGATAAAACCTTCAGTAATTGTTTTTGAGAAAACAAATGGTGAGCTAAGAGAGATGACTTGCACCCTACAAGAAGAATTTTTGCCAACAAAGAAGAAACTTTCGGATAGTCCTACACCAAAGAAACCAGATCTGTTAAGCGTATGGGACAAGAATGCAAAAGGTTGGCGGAGTTTTTACTTCAATAATATTAGAGAAATTAAAGAAGAATCAAGTAAAGATTTTGACTAAGAGCCTAAATACTAATATACTTAACTATAGACATCCACGTCTTATAACTCGGAAGGAAAAAAATGACTATTTCTAAATTGATTCGAAGCAGAATCGAAAGCCATAACTTGTTACACTCAGAACTCGACGATCCTGATCATGTCTCTTATAGAGCAAATGATAACATTTCTAGGTTTATCGGCGGTGAAGAGGAATTAGATCTACTCTGTAAGGAAGTCGAAGGAAAGGTTCAAGCGGTATTAGAATCACTAGTGATTGATACAAAAAATGACCATAATACTCGCGAAACTGCTAAACGGGTTGCGAAGATGTATATTAAGGAGACATTCTCTGGAAGATATACAGCGGCACCGCGTGTAACAAGTTTCCCCAACATGGGCTATAAGAGTCTGTATGCTAGTGGACCTATTACTGTCAGAAGTACATGTGCTCATCATTTCCAGAACATTGTAGGAAATTGTTGGGTCGGTGTCGTTCCGGAGACTAGAGTGATTGGGTTGTCGAAATTCAATCGAATCGTTCATCATATTGCAGAACGTCCTCAAATACAAGAAGAAATGACTACTGAAATTGCTAAACAGCTTTCAGAATATGCAGATACGCCAAATGTGGCTGTTATATTAAAAGCTGAACATCATTGCATGACTGCTCGCGGCGTTAAAGAGCATGAGAGTGATATGACAACTAGTGTCATGCTAGGCGCATTTAAGACTGATGCCTCATTAAAATCAGAGTTTTATGAAATCTATAAAACCATGAAAGGGCATAGTGGCAATTAACCATGACTGTTAACTAGGCCTTTGCTACAATTGCATCAACAAAAGGATTGCACAATGGATATTCATGTTTGTAATAAGGCAGAGGTTAATGATCTTGCGATAAGAATAAACGCAACTCATATTTTGACCCTGCTCGATCCGGGAGATCATCTGTTTGTTCCGGAAGAACTTATGTTTCTAGAAAGACAGAGAATTTCTATGATCGATTCAATATCGAAGCATCCAGAAGGTCCCTCGGTTGAAAAGGTTCAACAGATTCTAGATTGGGGCAGGGCATTGCCAGATGACGCAATTGCTATCATTCATTGTTTCGCCGGGGTTTCGAGGAGCACGGCGGCTGCACTTGTGGTCTTGTTTGATCACCACAAAGATTTAACAGTAGCTAAGAAGCTCTTGTTGCAAACCAGGTCTTTTGCTTGTCCAAATCCTGTTATTACTTCCATTGCTGATAAGATTCTCGGAGCAAATGGAAAACTATATGCAATTGCAGAAGACATTGGTGGTACACATATATTGAAAATGTTAAGGGAAGAATAAAATGCTCGTTGTTTCTATTAGTCAATCCGTTGATGCGGATGTGCTCTCCGAAATTAAAACCTGGCTGCTAACACAAGAAGCTGATGATCTCGATACTGACGTGTCGGCCGTTATCCGACGTTGGACTGCCGAGTCTTCGGCACATTCGATGATTGTTCCAGATGAACTTATTGAATTGTTTGTTCTTCGGTTTGGAGAATACATTACACATAGCTCTAAGTTTATGCTCAATGTCTAGATCGTTTTATAAACTAACGATCGGTGAGAAATACCGATCGTTAGTTGTCAGGAATCAAGTTTATAGCTATTGTCGCCGGCAGTTTGGTGATTGTGTATATTTGCAGATAGATGATGTTACCTATTTCTCCCGACCAGATATTGAAAAAACCGAATGGCTTTTCGTGCATGGATTCAATTCTGATCAATTGTTTATCCGCAGCAATGAAAATTTAATGCTATTTCAATTGATGTTTGCTGACATTGTTGATAAGGTAGAAGAAGTAGAAGAAAGCCCTCAAGCACCTCCGGCGATATTGTGATAGGGCCTTGCCCGATCCCAACTAAAAGAGGAGGCCTAGACGGTCCTCTTTATGTACCAGACAATCTGTTGTCTTTAACAAATGAAGATTGGTACAGAAGGACACATCTACATATTTTAAAAAAACCATGATTACCTTTATATGTCTTTCTTAAAAAAGCATGGGCAAAGCGTATATGTTACTCCCGGAATTAGAAAGCATGATCGCCCTTTGATTTTAAAATTAAGAGACATACGTGACCTATTCGAAGAAAAATTTGTATGTCACGCTGTATGTCGTCGCGGCGATAGCATAATTCCACTTATGAATATGGCATCAATTAAGAAAGCACATAAATGGTATTGGTTCAATGAGAAAATCTGGAGGCCAACACTGATCCATGGATTTTCGATAGTGTTCAATGAAGATCAAAAAGAGGCATTTGATGAGATTACAACCGAATCTTATATGAGACATAGTATGTCCTCGAACTTGCCGTCGGTGTTATTAAACCTAGAAGAAATGAGAAATTCTATATAATATTTCAGATGCATATGGGGTTGTTTGACTTTATCGCTCTATTGTTATATAATTCAACATGGAAACTATTAAACAACATCTAAAATCTAGACATTTGGATAGTTCTCTTTATCGAACATTTATCGATGAAGAAGATAGAGTTGTTACGTGGCCGTTGTATCACCTGTCTGGACAAATTGTTGGTAAACTCCAATATCGTCCGGATTGTGATAAAGTCCTTCCTAATCATGAAGGGCTCGGTCGATATTATACAATCTTAACGGACGGAATGAGAGCTCCATGGGGAATTGAAACCTTGCATCAAAAATCATCTGTGTTGTTCGTAACCGAAGGTATTTTTGATGCTTGCCGGTTCCATAATTATGGATATGCTGCCGTTGCTGTTTATCAAAATCATCCTGTTTCTCTTATTAATTTCTTCAAGCTCATTCAGTCATCCGGGACAACGGTCATTGGAGTATGCGACTATGATAAAAATCGGGCCGGGGATCTATTAGCAAGAACAACACCATTTTCTATTTCAACAAACCCAAATGGCGACTGTGGAGACATGACAGAACTAGCGTTCAAAGACTTTCTTTTTACTTGCATAGAAAAATTCAATATTTGTGAAGGAGAAAAGTGTTAAATAATTAGTACAACTGTCTAATATTTGTTATAATATTAGTTAAGTATTACTAGTAAAGGAACACTAATGAGCAAGATAGACTTATCAAAAATTTCAATAAGCTTAGGATCACATACAATTGATCCGGGCAACGGATTATGGTCCGGAGGACTTCAATGGCCAGATGTTGACACCACAGGAACATCAACTTACACATTGGCCGACTATACGGAGGGACTGGCCCATGCTAATTTATCAGAATTAACAGAGCGTATTAGCGCCATTGAGGACAGACTCAATATCCTAATTCCTGATCCTGCAAAATTAGAAAAATATGCAATGCTAAAAGAAGCATACGATGATTACAAGGCAATCGAAGCCTTGCTATATACTGCGGAGGAAGACGAATAATATGCCGTATGTTGAAGTTTGGGTAGACCCAACCGAATCTACTACAGATTCTGTTATTGACAAATTAATTTGGGAATTATATTTGGGCGTAACAAGAAATAATGAGAGATTAGTTGAACAAACCGTTGCTCAGTTGGTTCTAGAAAGATATGGAAAACATGTCTAACACACCAAAAACCTACCTGTCGTACGATGATATTGTTGGTCTAGTTAATTTAATAGCGTTGTCTATTACCACTAGTGGATGGAAACCAGATTACATTGTTGGTATCACTAGAGGTGGCGCTGTTCCGGCAGTTATGTTAAGTCATATATTAGACATACCTATGCACTCACTAAAAGTATCTTTGCGTGATGCAGCAGAGGACTCAGAATCTAATTGTTGGATGGCAGAAGATGCGTTCGGTTACCAGGCTCGTAGAAAAACAAATATCTTAATTGTAGATGACATTAATGATACTGGCGCAACTATTAATTGGATTAAACAAGATTGGCCAGCTGGATGTCTCCCCGGAGATGAAATAACCTGGAAAGAAACTTGGCATTCCAACGTCAAGTTTGCTACAATAGTTAATAACGAATCCAGTTCTTCGTTGGTTGATTTTACAGCAAAGAACATTAACAAAGAACTGAATAATGAATGGATAGTTTTTCCATGGGAACGACAATAAGGAATAATAAGAAATATGGCAAAATACAGAAGTACAAAGAGATACACAGACCTAGGGCCGGTAGCATACCGGCAATGGCGGGCCGATAGTCATTGCAATCACCTTCATGGGTATTCTTTAAGTTTCTATTTCGAATTTGAATCTGATACGTTAGATGTTAGGAATTGGGTTGTTGACTTTGGTTCGCTTCGTCCGCTCAAAAGCCTGTTAGAAGACTGGTTTGATCATACCTTGTTAGTTGCTACTGATGATCCTATGCGCAAAGAATTGCTGAAGCTAGGATCCATGGGGCTTGCTAAAATCACCGAAGTTGAAAAGACTGGGTGTGAAGGTATTGCTGATTTCTTGTACGAATACATTAACACTATACTAATCCCAGATTTTGGGGCTGACGTAAGAGACAGAGTATGGTGCAATAAGGTGCAGGTTCATGAGACTGTATCAAACATGGCAATGAGGATAGGGCACAGAGAAGACAATGAATTCGGAGACGCATAATGAATTGGCGCTATAGCGAAATATTTACTAGCATTCAAGGTGAAGGCAGATTTGTAGGAGTCCCGAGCGTCTTTCTAAGGATGTATGGTTGCAATTTTAGATGCAAATTGTTTGGCCGAGATAAGACAGAAATATATGCAAACAACGAGCCTAATCCGGATGTAGCAGAAGTGATAGAAAATATTGACCAATATGAATCCTTTGAGGATCTTCCTATTGTACACACTGGTTGTGATACATACGTTAGCATCTATCCAGAGTTTAAACGATTCATGAAGATGTTGGGCACTAATGAATTAGCTGATAAGCTTCTAGAATATACTCCAAAAAATCAATGGGTTAATGAATACGGGCAAGACGTTCATTTAATTATCACAGGCGGCGAGCCATTTCTTGGATGGCAAAAAGGATATCCAGATCTGTTTAAACAGCCTGCGATGCAAGGTTTGAAAAATGTCACAATCGAAACTAATTGTACACAGGCGTTGAAGCCAGAGTTTATAGATTTTGTCAATAACCAATCTGAATTGTTCTTTACCTTTTCGTGTTCACCAAAGCTTTCAGTAAGTGGGCATTCACGAGAAGAAGCTATTAAGACAGAAGTTGCTGCATCATATGCAGGACTAAACAATAGCCAGATGTATTTCAAATTTGTAGTAAAGGATGACGAAGATTTTGCTGAGATACACGAAGTTCTAAGGTTATATCGAGATGCAGGTGTAAACGTACCTGTTTATGTAATGCCAGTAGGCGGACGATATGACGAATACCGCGCGAACGCAAAAACGGTTGCAGAACTAGCGATGGAACACGGATTCAACTATAGTCCTAGGTTACACGTTGATATATTTGGCAACGCCTGGAATACATAAATGCAAGGAACATATAATGATCAAGAAAATTAAAAGCTGGTTTCGTTCTGCGGAGAAAACTCCTAAGGAACTCGCTACAGCAAAAGGCGAACAATGGGTTGAAATTTTATCTTTCAACCTCAATCCAAAGAACCCATCGGAGGGCGCGTTTGAATTAGACTGGAATCAGAAATTCATTGACAACTTGCGGGAACAGGGTTATAATACTGGTACCGATGAAGAGATTGTGGATCGTTGGTTCTCGACAATCTGCAAGAACATTATGTTAGAAACGTACGAAAATGAAATTGCAGATCCGGAGAAAAGAGCTGCTATGGTTCAACGAGAAAAATTGAATGGTGAATTTACTGCGTACGAATAAGGAAGATCTATGTTTAAAGTATTATTCAGGCAGATTCCCGCAAATCTAGTAAAAATGTATGTAATAAATCACCTTTTATCTGTGGCGATTTTTATATATATCACGTTGATTTTTAAACCAGATGATCCAATTTTTGCCACAGACTTTCTGTTGTTGATATTCATAACAGACCTCATCTTTTGGCATCAAAGAGAAAGAAAATGAATTGACAAAATATCTATTAGTAGACTCACTAAACACCTTCATGAGGGCCAGGCATGGTGCTGCTAGAGGAATGGATTCTTGGACAAAGGTTGGCATGGCAATACATATTACGCTTTCGTCAATTAACAAGATGTGGCGAGAGAATGACGTAGATCATGTGGTTATCGCATTAGAAGGTCGAAGTTGGCGGAAAGACTTTTACGAGCCCTATAAGAAGAATAGAGCAATAGCGACAGCGGCACTGACTGAAAAAGAACAAGAAGAAAATGATCTGTTGTTTGAAGCTTACAACGACTTAATTGAATTCATGTCTGAAAATTCAAATTGCAGCGTTATTAGGTCTTCTAACAGTGAGGCCGATGATGTGATTGCACGATGGGTCGCCCTTCATCCAAACGATAGCCATGTTATTGTAAGTAGTGATAGTGACTTTGCACAAATGATATCTCCTACAGTCTCACAGTTTAACGGTGTAAGCAATACGCTTACTACACACACCGGAAACTTTGATGGATTGGGCAGGCCACAAATCGACAAAAAGACTAAGTTGCCTATTCCGCCAATTGATCCAGAATGGGTCTTATTTAAGAAATGTATGCGCGGAGACAAATCAGACAATGTCTTTTCGGCATATCCCGGTGTTCGCGAAAAAGGCACTAAGAACAAGGTAGGATTGGCTGAGGCCTTTGCTGATCGAAATGCTAAAGGTTATAATTGGAATAATCTGATGTTGCAACGGTGGATGGACCATAACAACGAAGAACGGCGAGTCCTCGAGGAATACAACCGGAATATGATCTTAATTGATCTAACCGCACAACCAGACAACATTAAAGAAGAGGTTGATGCCGATATCAATGCACAACTAGTTAAAGACCCAAAGAAGATGGTCGGCGTTAAGTTTCTAAAATTTTGCGGCAAGTATGATCTTGTTAAAATTGCAGAGAATGTAACAACCTACGCGGAATGGTTAAATGCCAGATACCCTTCTTAGCAAGACTTATGTAAAGGTTAGGATACCGATTTCCAACATGAATATAGAAGGTATGCTAGATGCTGCAAAACGGGTCTGCAAAGACTTAGGCTGTAATGAAAACCAGGTGAAAATTGTTTATTCGTATCCTCATAAACAATGGACGTTATTAATGCCTGTTGAGGATGATCCTTCCCTATTAACAATGGCAATAATAAGATACAATGGAGAAATTTATGGATAAAGTTATAGCAAACCCTATAGTGACAAATAAGTTTTGGATACTTGAACAAACTAGTAAAAAGGTTGGAACCTTACGTTGCAACGACGGAGCATACATAGCAACTATCAATAACAAAGAATTTGTCTTTAGAGACAAAGATCATTTGTTAGAATCGGGCGATGTTCAATTCGGCACTGTTTTACAAATAGAAAAGAAACAAGAAAAAGGAGAATATGACGTTAATGGATTTCCTTGCAAGACAGATCCATGCAATGGCATATATGATCTCAAACACAAACTTCCTCTCTATACTAAAACCGAGAAGAGTACTAGTCTTGTTTGTGCAGGATATTATGGGATTAAGTTCCCTAAAGGATGGACGCCTAGTTATTGTCCAAAACTTATCACTATTGCTAAGAGCGAGTACATTGGGCCGTTTAAGACAGAAATAGAAATGCGAGCACAATTGAGACGACAGGAAAATGAGTAGCTTAGAAAGATTCATATCCAAATGCATACTTAGTAAAGGTCAGACCATAATTATTACTGCCGCAGAAGCAGATTCTATTGCCTTAGATTACAAAAAATTACTCGAGAAAACCATTAAGTTGCAGGAAAAAGTAGAAGCTATATCTGATCAAGCAGTTGTTAACGTAGAGCTCAAAGGCGATAATTTTTAACTAACTCCCCTCATAATCTATAGATAAATAACGTTACATTTATTTAGAGAAGAAACATGAGCAGACCTAAACCAAACATATTATTAGAAAAAACAGATCGAGAAACATACAAAACAGAACAGGTAATACTAAGTGAAGGTATTTGGGCTGTTTATTTTCAGGGAAATCCTATTAATTTAAAAAGTAGCAATCTACTCATAAATTATCCAGGTCCGAAATATAAAAAGACATCGTTTTCAAATCCGGGCCATGCTATTAATCTAGCCAAGAAACTAAACAAGGTGTTTGATGTTAATGAGTTTACTGTTGTTCTCCTAACAAATGGAGAACAAGTGTACCCGTAGAATGCTAGACAAAACCAAAAAAGAATACACTGATATCTTAGTCGGGCATGAAAAAATTAACGGCATGTACCCATTTCAGTTTCTTTGGGTTAACCTAGATAAAGACCATGGGTTACGACTTACTCCTGCAGGATTTAAACATTGCACTGAGACTCTTCATTTAGAACATTGGACCTTTAAAGTCCAATCCGAATGTCTGCATCGGAGTCAATTCTATCTTCAACTAGAACAAATTTCTACTCCGTATTATTTTAATATGACACATTTAGTTGTGTTTAGTGGTGAATTTGCAAGTATTATCATACTATGCAATGATAACATTGAAAAAGCTATCAATGTATATTCGTAATAGTTTACAGTTTGATTCGTATCGAGAACTTGAGACATCAAGATGGGAAGGTATTGTTAGTGCTTCATTTTTAGATCATACCCAATCTTTAGAATACTTACAAACAGAATTCTTAGAATACATGGAAACTAATCATGGAAAACGAGACATAGATTGGTCGTGTCGATGGCAACGGTTTGGGGTCGACATACGCTTAAAGAATTATATAGATATTTCTGTTTTTCTCTTAACAAGCGTCTAATTAGGTGCTATATTGTTTGCATGATAAGACAGCAAAATAAGCCTCGTTCTCGCTCAGATTCTCGTTATAAAAAACGGAATTCTTTACGAATCATAAAGACTACTGTTGACGGGAAAACTGAATATAGATATAAAGGTGAGTTACACCATGATGATGGCCAGCCCGGCCATCATCATGGCAAACAAGGATCAACATTGGTTCCAGCATGGCGTACGCCATCGCGATGGCAAACCTGCAATAATCGGCGGTGACAGATTCTCTACCCAGATGCGGCGAGAAGAATGGTATCAACATGGAAAATTGCATAGAGAAGATGGTCCTGCTGCAATCGATTACCGTGGAGAGCATTGGTTACTCCACGGACAGTATCATAGAGACGGTGATAAACCGGCCATTACCGCTCGACATTCTACCGAATGGTGGACTAACGGAAACCGACATAGAAATGGTGATAGGCCAGCTGTTATTTGCGGCGATCGAAAAGAATGGTACAAACATGGACAATTTCATAGAGATAAAGGCCCTGCAGTAGAAGAGCCGGGGCACGTTGAGAAGTGGTATCAGCATGGCAAACTCCACAGAATTGACGCGCCAGCAATTATATTCCCGGGATATCAGGAAGAATGGTATAAGTATGGTAGACTCCATAGAGACAATAATTTGCCGGCTTTTATTGGAAAAGAAGGCCACAAGGAATGGTATCTAAATGGCAAACTCCACAGAACCGACGGCCCGGCATATATCCTTCCGAATGGCTCAAAGGAATGGTATCTAAACGGCAAACGCCATAGAGAAGATGGTCCGGCTGTTATCTGGTCAGGTGGTGAAAAGAATTGGTATCTAGATAATGAGCCATTGACTTTTGCCGACTACATATGTAAACTAAGAGAAACTATAGATGAAGATAATATTAACATGATGATAATGAAATGGGGATGAACCTATGAAATACTCTTTTAAGACCACTAAATGGATATGGGCTCTCCCTTCATTCGCTATCATGTGGTATCCCGTAGTCTGGATATTTGGATTTGTTGTAAGCATAGCATGGGCGGAAATCGATGAACTCTTGCCTGGCCCTACTATGGTATTATCTCTCATGATAATCGGCTGTTTCTTTCTTATGGGCGGAACACTGTTAACTGTTAACCATCAACCGACATATGAAGCCATTTTATTGGCTGAAGCCCAAAATCGTTCCGTACAACAAATTGAACCATTATCTTAATGTTGCATGTAATGTTAACGGTATTATTTGGGGATGTGGCTTGATTTTTGTACTCCTGGCCTACACATTCGATATGTTCGGATTAAACCTTGACACATTAGTATTGCAACTCGGACATCAGATAGTAATTGCATGGACCTTTGTTGCTTTATTGATAAGCATATATGGATTAGCGAGACATTCTCTGGACGACATGAAACGGATCATAGAAGAAAAACGACATGCTCGTGCAGTGGCATTGATGAATGAGTAATTTCATAAAACGAAATGCCTTTGAAACCACCAAATGGATCTGGGCAACTCCTTTCTTTTTTATAGCCTTCGTTCCTTTATTTTGGTGCATATATGCGGCTTTCCAATTAACTGTATCCGGAAAGGTTAATGGTGCTACTGTCATGACTGGCAGTTTCTTGCTTGGATTGTATTGCTTAATGCATGGGGTATGGTGGGTGATCGCGCGACATGCGCCACCGTTTAAACGAATCATAAAGCCAGTTGATGTGAGCGCACATCAACTTCCGAAGATCAACACATATTCACCCGGAATGAATGTTCTTCGTCTTGTGTATAGTTGTAACGGTATGATTTGGGGATCCTTATTTGCAACGATCGCATTTCTTTGGGCATTTGAATTGTCGGTGTTCGGCCGACCTATCATGGAATTATCCATAGCCGATATATTCGCTAGCCTCTGGTTGCTAGTAAGTGTAATTATTGGATTGTACGGAATTTCTCGAGACATGATAAAACAAGTAACAGCACTCAATAGAGGCGATCCGGATGACAATGCCTAAAATTTCTCGCAGAATATGGTTGAGCCCTATCTTCCACCGTTGGGCCCGTATCTCAAATATCTAGCAGCACAAAACACCATTAATCGAAATAAAGGCAATTTTACCATTGACAACGACCGCAGGTCTGCGTAGTATACAAATTGTAACGCAGACTACTTAACGCAGATTAATTAACCATAACACGGAGAAGAAAGAATATGTCAAAGAATACCGCCGAAAATCGAGTCGTCACGCTAGCAAATGCTTCGCGATTGATTCCGTGCGCATGGCAGTCGGGTCTTGCAGTTTTCCTTTGGGGTCCTCCCGGGATTGGCAAGAGTGACTTGATGGCCGGCTTTGAAAAGACCAATAAGCTTGGTCGGACCAAGCTTATTGATATCCGGATTGCATTGATGGATCCCACCGACATCAAGGGTATTCCATACTTTAATTCGGAGACCACTGTTATGGAATGGGCTCCGCCGGTTGATTTGCCCACCGAAGAACTGGCAGCACAGTACGACACTGTTATTTTGTTCCTAGATGAAATGAACTCCGCAGCACCGGCGGTGCAGGCGGCGGCATATCAGTTGGTGCTAAATCGTCGCGTCGGCGCTTACAAACTGCCCGACAATGTTGTTATTATCGCTGCTGGTAACCGAGACAGCGACAAGGGCGTCACTTATCGGATGCCATCGCCCCTTGCAAACCGGTTCTTGCATCTCGAGGTTAAGGCAGATTTTGATAGCTGGGTTGATTGGGCTATGAAGAGCAAGGTCCACAGTGATGTGGTCGGGTATTTGTCGTTCATGAAGGGCGATTTGTTCAAGTTTGATCCAGCATCGTCCGGCCGAAGCTTTCCTACTCCGCGGACATGGGCAATGGTGAGCAATCTGCTCCACAATACCAGTATGCTAGGTGGCGGGCAGGATGACACTGATATCATGGATATGGTTTCCGGACTGGTTGGTCAGGGCGCCGCTGTTAAGTTCATGACGCACCGGAACACGGCAAAGGATCTTCCGCTTCCTGAGGATGTGAATGCCGGCAAGGTTAAGAAGCTGCATCCAAAACTGAAGGATGAGTTGTCGGCGCACTATGCACTGGTTATTGGGTGCTGCTATGACATCATTGTTACCGATCAGATGATTTACGATGGTACTTTGCTTAATGGCAAGCCGGTTACCGCGGTGGAAGTGTCGGACAAGATCGACAACCTGTGTGCGTTCGGACTTGAGAACTTTGGTCCGGAGATGAATATCATGACACTTCGCTTCGCGATCCAGGGCATCAACGAAAACACCAAGCTTCGGGTTAAGGAAATGAAGAGCTGGGCCGAATTCAGCAAAAAGTATAGCAAGTACATCAGCAAGATCGCTACGGTTGCGAGGAGTTAATGGAAAAGACACTAGGTAGCGATTTTAATATCTGGTGGGACTTGCTAAAGTATTCGACTCGAGATATTCCAGCTAAGGAATTCTCGAGTCGAATAATCCGTGAAACATACGCAAGTAATACCGGATGGCCAGGCCCTGAGAAAGATGTGAGTTATTGGGTTCGTTTAGATAATAATAAAGCTGTTGGATTTCATCATCCTAGAGCAGGTTCTCGTAGAGCAAAATACGCAGAATTTCCAGTGTACGACATGGATCAATCTAGTTAATGCGTTGACATTGTAGAACATTGGTAGTATTATGAAGGTAACAGTAAGGGAAACACACAACATGGCACGAAAAAGCGACGTCACAGCGAACACCAAGGGCATTATACTCCCGGTTGGATTTGAGACTGATCTAAACGAAGATCTAGAAGCGCGCGAGAAAATTAGGTTCTCGCGCATGTCGTTGCTTATCCGGGCCGGTTGGTTTGGGCAGATGGCACTTCGTCTGCATCTTGTTAACGCAGATGCCTGGTTGTCCACCGCGGCAACGGACGGCGAGCACTTCTACTTTAATAGCAAGTTCATCAACATGCTAGACGACGAAGAAATGGTGTTCTTGTTCGGGCACGAGGTCCTGCATAACGTATACGATCATTTGCTCCGGTCACGTGAAAACGATCATGATCCTGAACTATCAAACATTGCAGCTGATTATGTGGTCAATGCTGATCTTGTTAAGTCAAATATCGGTAGGTTGATTACTACTGTTCCTGCGTTGTACGACAAGAAGTTCGACGGTATGTCGATGGAAGAAGTGTACGACTACCTCATGAAAGACGCGAAAGCTGCTAAGGCCGCGGCAGCCGGAAAGACCATTGACGAACACCTTGATGAGCAAGGCGACAAAGAACGTGGCGAAGGCGAAGGCGACGAAGATGGCGAAGGCCAGGGCGAAGGCCAGGGCGAAGATGGCGAAGGCCAGGGCGAAGGCCAGGGCGAAGATGGCGAAGGCCAGGGCGGCAGGACCCCAGGTGGCAGGACCCCAGGTGGCAGGACCCCAGGTGGCAAACAGGGCATGGGGCCGGGTGGCATTATCAAAGACGAAAACGGCAACATGAAAAGTACTCGGCGTCCGATGATGTCGGCTTCTCAGCGTCGTAAGGTTTCCGACAAATTGCAGGAAGCTTTGATTAGTGCAGAACAAAATGATGCACATTCAGCAGGCACTATGCCTGGAAATATTGCTAGGATTATCAAGGATCTCACCGAACCTCAGATGGATTGGCGCGAATTGCTCCAGCAGACAATCGAAAGTACTCTTAGGAGTGATTATAGCTGGATTCGTCCAAACCGGAAAGCTCAGCATATCGGAGCCGTTCTTCCGGGGATGATTCCGGAACAGACTATTGATATTGCAATCTCAATTGATATGAGCGGATCAATTAGTGATCTCCAAGCCCGAGACTTCTTTTCCGAAGTTAAAGGAATTATGGATATGTACACCGATTTCAAGATCCAACTATGGTGCTTCGACACACAGGTATACGGGTATGCGAAATTTGATGTGCATAACCTAGATACATTGATGGATTACCAGCCACAGGGAGGTGGTGGCACAGACTTTATGTGCAATTGGACATATATGCGTGAGCACGACATTCAGCCAGAACGCTTCATTATGTTCACAGATGGATACCCGTGTGGAGACTGGGGCGAAGAAGAATACTGCGAGGCTGTGTTTATTATCCACGGGCCTTCCGAATTGAAGCCGCCCTTCGGACAGTTTGCACACTACGAAGAAAAGAAGAAGAAATAAGACACATCTAGAACAATAGGAAAAAAGGCCTCCGGGCCTTTTTTTTGTTCTCTGTTAACACACATGCTAAATATGAGCACATTATAGAATTGTGCTTATAGGAGAACATCAATGAACGATAATACTGAACTAAACATCAACGTCATTGCCCTCAT